ATAAAAAATATATTATTTTTTATTTTTTCTATATTTTTTTTAGGGCTTTTTTCTTCACGAATTTGTGACATTATAATTTGAAGAATTATTATAATTTAAAAAATATGACCCAAAAGTTTGAAATTGAAATAATGAAGAAATCCATATATTATCATAGTAATTGGGATTATTTAAAAATATTAACATAGCTAGAGCTAATGATATATGACTTATACATATTGCGTTATTCTCTCCAAATAATACAGGTAAAGTATAAATATTTTCACTTTTATCTTCTTCTAAATCTTTAATATCTAATAAATTTGATGATGCAAGCATAGATAAAAATGATGGTAAATAAATTGTAGGTTCATAAATAATATTATAATTATGTTCTTGAATAACAATTGGGAATATAACACTACCAAATGTCCAAAATAATCCTATATAAAATGATTTTAAATATCCATATTTTTTTTTAAAGTTTCTATAATCTAAAGTAGTTAATAATAAAAATACAAAAGGATAATTATAAACATTATCATAAGATAATGTTAAAATATATATAAAACTTGAGAGAATTATAAATAAATTCAAATTATAATTTTTTAATAAAAATTCATAATAATCTATTTTTTCTTGAGATAATATTATATTACTATTATTTTTATAATCTAATGCATCTTTTAATCGGTCTGTTCCATATGTAAATATTCCTATTGCAAATTGTAATCCTATTAATTCAATATTTATAATATTCTTATTAAAGTATTCAGTTGTAAAAATTAATTGTAATATATTTAATGGTATTCCTAAATTAGAACCAATGATTGGATTATAATTTATATTTGTTACATTTGATGACATAAATGATATTAGTGGTTTTCTAGTTTTATGTATAATTAGTGAATTAGATAAAAATGTCATTTATTTTATAATCATTATTTATAATTTTAAATAATAATTATATCTTATTATTTATTATTTCATCTTTGTTTACAAAAACTTCATTGCATAAATTTTTTACTATTTTATTTCTATTATCATCTATTGATTTTCCACATTCTCTTAATATTTCTGCAAATTCCTCTTGTTCTTTATCATCATTCATATAATTCGGATGTTTATCAATCCATACTTTTATATTTTTTAATTGTTTTTTTTCTAGTTTTTTTAATGCTTTACTTATATATTCTTTATTTTCATCTTTTTCCCATTCATTATTTTTTATATATAAAGTTTCTTTTTTTTTATCTGTACAATGTAATGGTCTTTCATATAAAGAAAGTTTATTCATATTTTCCATTATAATATTACTAATTCCATGTGCATTACCTTTTTCTTTTGTTGTTAATAAATTTTTAATTGAAATTTCTATTTTATCAATAAAATCATCCATTGAAAGAGCATCTTTACATTTTTCATTTAAAAATACATTAATATTAAATTTCTGTTTTAAATTATTATTGTTATTATTGCCTACTCTTGGTATAAGTTGTGTTACTTGTTTTCTTAATTCTTCATTTTCTTTCATCAAAAAATTCATTTTTTGATTACTATCTGTCATAATATCTATTATTAATGATTTTAATTCATCTTTATTCTCTCTATTTTCAACAATATTTTTTTCAACAATGTTTTCTTTTTTTATATAATTACAATGTTTTTCATGCTTCCATAGACCTGAATTTGTTTTAAATTTTCTTCCACAATTGCACGAAAAATCAGTTTGCCCTTTTTTTTCATTTTCGCCCTTTTTATCCGTAAATTCATTTCCATTTTGCCCCTTTTTATGTTTAGCTGTTAATAAATGTCTATCGTAATGGTTTTTTTTACATGTAAAATAATTACATTTTTCACATATATATTTTTTTTCATTTTTTATCATTTCCATTGTTTCCTATAATGGAAATAGAAAAAAGGGCTTAAATTGTTTTTTTATAAAAAATCTTGAAAAATAAAAGTATGGAAAAGACCACCCATTTTAGTTTGTTATCATAAATGGTAATAAAATAAATTACTTAAAAATTATGAAAAAAAAAACAAAAAAAAATTTTGAAAAAAAATTTTGAAAAAAAAATTAAAAAAAAAGTAAAAATTTAAAAAATATAAAATAAATTTTTTTTATTTTAAAAAATCGATTTTTTAATTCTAATTTTTTTATTATGATAAATGGTAATATAATATTTTATGGGATAAACCTCCCAAAAAAAATAATATTTTTATGAAAAATTATCTTTTATATATTCCATTACAGCAATCCATAAAGTTAAAGAAGTATAACCATAAATGTTATTGTCATATTGATATTTTTGTTGAATTATTGATATAATTTGCATTTCTTTTTCATTTAAAGGATATAAAGAAAATATATCTAAAAAAAAAGTTAATAACATATCAGTTGTTAATGAATAGGCATAATAATAATTTATTTTTTCTACTATAAAAATAATATCATGTATATCTATTATATTATTGATTTTAAATCTAATATATTTTTTAAAAATCCAATTATATAAATAAATATCATGTTTTAATAAAATATAATTACTATTCATAACATTTTATATTATATATATATATAAAATGCAATTTGAAACATATAAAGATTTAGTAATGTATTATCAAACAACAATTAGAAATGTTTTTTTATCAACAGCAGTATCATTTGCTGCCTTAGGATATTCTAGATTTTATAGAGGAAAAAGTAAATTATATGCAAACAGTTTATGTTTAATTTCTCTTTTAATAATAATTGCTTCGTTTTCAATAAATTTTAATTTATATAATAGTTTAAACAATTATTTAGATAATGAAAAATATTCTGATATAAATAAATGGACTATTGTAAATAAAATCTTATTTATAACACATTTATTATTAATATTTTTTGCATTTTATACATTATATCGATTATATTTTAATAAAGAATTTAAATAAATTTAATTTTTATATAAATTATACCATAAACCACCAACAAAGTTTATTTTATTTTTAAAATAAAATATACTATCAATATTATCAAATTCAATATCTAAAAATTTAAAATATATATTAAAATCATTACATAATACAATTTCATTATCAATTAAACTAGAATCATAATATAATTTATCATAAATACCATTTGGATAATATATTTTATCTGTAAATTTAATTAAATTACTATTTAATTTATTATATTCAAATGTATTTATAAAATGATTGTAATAAAAGTTGAGTGTAAAATTTTCATTTTTAGCATTACCTAATATATATTCATTATTATATGAAAAATCTACAATATTTTTTTCTTTAAATAAATTTTCCGGATCTAATGATAAAATATTAGAAGCATAGTCCATGATTAAAGTACCTTTTTCATCATTTATGTCATTAACATAAATATTAATTTCACATCTAGTAGATGGTTTATCTGTAATAAAATCAAAAATTGGAGAACTACAATTATAAATATTAATACTTAAGATATATTCTTTATGTTTTTCATTTATTAATGAAGATGGCATTAATTTAAGATTATTATTTTTTTCTTTTAAAAAATTATCTATTTTTTCAATCTGATAATCATTAAGTTTATAATTTATATATGTAGAATATTCATTGACTGTAAATGGTGCATGAAGTATATTTTTATTTATTGGATTATATGTTAAACTAGGCATACCAGTTAAAAGAGCATTGTAAAAAAATTTTAAAAAATTTTTATTTGAGAGAAACATTATATAACATTCGTTTAAACTTTTAAACGTATTTTATATAATTATTTATGAAATAAAGTAAATTTAATAATATAACATAAATCTTAATTTTTTTAATAAAAATTATTTTTTTATTATGTCTATTTTTAAAATAATTTTGTTTATTTTTATGTATTTTTATAATAGATAATTCATTATTATATTTAGTTTGTAATTCTAACATTTTATTTTCTAATATGTATATTTCTGTATTTAATCTTGCAGCTTTTTGAGTTAATATTTCTAGATAATAAATAAGATAATCTATATCATTTTTATATTGATCACTATTTTCATCGTTAGTATCATTATCTATATAATCATTAATATGTATATTACTTTTTTTATTAAAAAAACTAATATTTTTTTTACTAATTTTCCTTGAAAATAAATTGTTTTTTGAATATTTTAATAAAAACATTATATAATATATAATGAACTATCTTTTAAATATTGCACGAGCTTTTGATATAATTATAATATTTGTATTATATTTTTCTTATTTTTTAACTTTAAATATTGATTTTTTGATTTTTTTTATTGGATTATTTTTAAATCATAAATTGAATGATTTTTTAAAACATTCTGTATTTTTACAAATATTTGGAAGAAAAGATATACCATTATTGGGTAAAGGAATTAGACCACAGGGTGCAAAACATTGTTGTTCATTCAAACCATGTAATCCAATATATCCAAAATCATATGGTATGCCTTCTGGACATTCTCAGTGTGCTGGTTTTTTTTCAATGGCAGTTATATTATTTTTATTAGAAAATAGAAACAAAAATAATAGTTTTATAACTATTTTTGGTTGTTTTATATCTATAATTACAATGTTATTTATAATGTACTCTCGTGTTCTAATTAAATGTCATACAATTCAACAAACAATAATCGGTTCATTAATAGGGATTTTATTTGCATTTTTATTATTCAAATATAAAAATAAAATTAAAAAAAAGTTAAAAAAATATAAAAACAGTGATATATATCTAATTTTAATTAGTTCTATAATATTAATTTTCTATTTTATCAATAAATTTTAATTAATATAAGTTAAACTATAAATTGTCTAAAAGTTATACCTAATCTACTATTATTTATATTTCTATTATTTAATTTTAAAATACCATGTCTATATTCATCTTGAAATTTTCCACCCATTGTAATAATTAATCCATGTAATAATTCGATTGTTATTACTTCTTTTGTTTTTAGATTTTCAATACTAAAAATTCTATTTACATTATTATTTTTATTATTTAATGTTAAAATACTTATTTCATAATTTGAAACCATATTGTAAATCCAATCTCTATGCATTGGAATATAATCTTGAAATGTTTCATAATAATTAACAACAAGTTGATTATAATTATTATTGATTTTTTTAAAATAATCATAATATGGATAATATAAACTTGGTAAGCCATCAAAAATCTCATTTTTTTTATTCCCACTAAACATATAACTTTTATTTGAAACTAAAGGATATTTTGGAGTATTTAAATAACTTTTAAACCATCTATGTGTTTTTTCTTCTATTAATTTTGGATTATTATAATCTTTATTAAAAACCATTACATTACTTTTATTGGAATTATTAGTTTTTATAAGATTTTTTAATTTATCATAATTATAATCACTGTAATATAATAATGGTTTTTCTAAAAAAGTTAATTTTATATATGAATTATTTGTTAAATTAATTGTTTGATTATAAATAGTTAACATTTTATATATAATTATTTCGTTAAATCTATAAAGTATATCAATTTTATAAATATTTTTTAATGTAATCTATAATAATTTATAAATTTTATCTTCTAAATCTTGAATTTCTGGAATAGGTAATGCATCATAATCAATATATATAGGTTGTTCTGGATTATAATAATTATAGAAATTAGCTTGTTTTGGTACAGGATTTAATGGATATGGCCAATGACTAGTAGTTCTATATCTTTTATAATATTTTAATCTTTTTTTTTGTTGTTCTTCATTGTTATGAATACTATTTTTTGGCAAAAAACATAAATACTGGACAAGTCTTTCTTCAATACAATCTGAATTTCCACAAGTATTTTGATGATATGTTCTTGAATCCCATATTAGCAAGTCACCCTCATTTATTTTTAAAATTTCTTTTGTATGTTGTAATGTATTTATATAATCTTCATTAAACAGATACCAATCTCTCGGTTCATCTATATTATTATCTTTAAAATAATTTTCATGAAGTAAATGTGAACCTTTATATACTATAAAAGTACGTTCTGTATTATTTGTCATACTTAAAATTGATTGATAACAATGAACTCCTTTTTTTCTAGAAGATTGATCGGTATGTGTCCAAAATGAATATTGACCTTTATAATTAGGTGGATAATAGCAACATCCATCAAATCCAGTAACTAATTCATCGGTATTCCATAACTGTTTAAAAATATTTAATATTTTAGGATTTGTTCTTGCTAACCAGGCAAATCTTTGATGACCTACTTCATGATGTTTATAAATACCATTATAATCAATAAGAGAATGATGCTCTTCTAAATCATCTACTTCATCATGCCATTTATTGAATAATCTCCAATATTCAATAATTTCTTCTTCATTATAAACATTTGGTATAATTGTGTAACCATTTTCTTTTAATTCTAAAATATGATTAGAAATATCTGTAAACATTAATATTACTAAAAAAAATATTTTTATATTTATTATAGATAAATAATTAATATATTAAATATAAGAAATATTTCCATCATCATTTGTGTAATATATTTTTTTTAGTATATAATTTTTTCTTTTTAATGTAAAATTTATACAATTCTCACAATTTATGCAAGGTTTTGCCATCATTAATTTATCACCTTTATTATTGGTTCTAAAAACAATAATATTTAATGGTTGTGGTTTTTGTGATTTTTTTAATTTTTGTATACAATCAACTTCGGCATGTATACAATCTTTATTATATTCGCTGGCTTTAAAATTTATATTATATTGATTAACTCCAAACGCATAAAACACACTGATGATTTAATTTTGGAGAGAAGGCTACACAACCAATTTTGACTTTTCCATTATTACTGTTTTCAATATTAGCACGCAATGGAGTATATTCATTCAAAATAGTATTAATCATTTTTATTAATGAATATTAATTTCTATAACTCCATATTCTGAATCAATTTTTTTTTGTATATCATGTGCAATACATAATGCTAATCCTCTATTTCTTGTAAATTTTAATTTATTATTTTTAAAGAAATTATAAAATAAAGATTGAATAGCAATATTATCAAGATCTGCATTAATATTTTGTATAACATAATATTTATATTTGTATTTAAAAACTGCAATGAAATTATTTCTTGACATGATATTTTCTATATTAATATAAATAATGAGATTAATTTCTGAAAACAATTTTTTATTTAAAATTTATTAAATTTTAAATAAAAATAGTTTAAAGAATATACATAATTAATATTAATGACATCGTGCCCGAGCGGTTAAGGGGACAGACTTGAAATCTGTTGGGCATAGCCCTCGCGAGTTCGAATCTCGTCGATGTCGTTCTTTTTTGACACCGTGGCCGAGTGGTTAAGGCGATGGACTGCTAATCCATTTCCCTATGGGATCGCGAGTTCGAATCTCGTCGGTGTCGTTTTTTTGGGGATGTAGATCAATTGGTAGATCGTCCGCTTTGCATGCGGAAGGTAGCGGGATCGAAGCCCGCCATCTCCATTATGCCTGATTAGCTTAGTGGTAGAGCGTCGCACTTGTAATGCGAAGGTCGGTGGTTCGAATCCGCCATCAGGCTTAATGGCTGAATAGCTTAATGGTAAAGCGCCCATATAGTTAATGGGATATATTGGTTCGATTCCATTTTCAGCCTTATAAAATTCTTATAATTTTATATTATGTTAAAATTATATAAAATTATAATGATAATATTATATATATGGATTATAGTTATTATTTTTTAGAAGATAATTATATCATAATTGATGAAGAATATTATAATACATTAGTAAAAAATATAGCAATTAATCATTTATTAATACTTTTTAGTTTAACTTGTAGTCTAACAATTTTATGTTGTAGTAAACGAGAGAGAAAACAATTACAAGTAGCAGAAATTTACAGCAAAGTATAATTATTTTTTATAGTCAATCCAATTATAATTGGTTTCTAAATATTTTAATTTTTCATAAAAAAAATTTATTATTTTTTTAAATAAAAATAATATATTTTTCAACATTAAAACTATATTATAATTTAATTATTTTTTTTTTACCTTTTATACTAATCTCTCCAATTTTATTTGTTTTTTTTATTTTATTTAATGTAGTATAGCATATTTTTAAATCGTTCAAGTTTTTATATTTTGTATTATTTTTACATAATTCTGCTCCAAATTTTATATAATTATCAATAATTGATGTATCTAATTCTTCTTGTGTTGCATACATTATAACATATCCTGATGGAAAACTATTTAAATGAAACCATATAAAATTTTCATTAATATTTTTTGCTTCATCTAATATTTTCCAATTTTCTTCTGCATTTTGTCCCAAAATAAATTTAATTTCATTAAAAAATTCAGTTTTCATATAGTTATTATATATGTTAAAATATATTTTTATATATTTTAATTAAGATTTGTATGTATTACTATATTCTTCAAAATTATTAGAAATACAAATTGTATTTTCTAACTCTTTATAATCTTCTATTTTTAAATAATTACTATCTTCGCAATATATTTTTAAAATATCTTCACTTACTCTACTTTTATAAGAATTTATATAAATTCCACTGTTATTTTTCATATTAATAATAACATTTGTTTTTAAAATAATATAATCATTTTTTTCTAATAAAATTTGTTGTTTTTTATTACCATAATCAAATGTAGCAGTGCAAGATTCTATAACAACTATTTTCTTTTTTTTGTAATTTTTATCATGGTCGTAAAGTATAAATTCAGTAGACATTATATATTTAGAAAATGTACATATTACAAAAAAAATCAATTTTTTTAAATAATATAATTACATATATATATAATATAAAATGCCATCAACATATAGCTACAAGAGTATTGCACCATTCGGCGCCAGCGGGGCGAAGAGGAAGGAAAAAGCTAGTAGAAAACGTAAGGAGCAGCAGAATCCTGAGAAGCAGAAGCAGATAGATGAGAAGGCAAAGGCGGAGGAGGCCAAGAAGGCGAAGGTGGAGAGGCTGGCCGCCTTGGCAAAGGCGAAGGAGGAGAAGGCGGCACTGAAAGAGGCGAAAAAGAAGAATTATACTTGTAAAGTCACCTGCAGTAGACAGTCACCACCACAAGAACAACAAAAGAATTTCCCCGAAGCCTCCAAAAAACCGGAAACGATAGAGGGTCAGACAACGCCCCTCGTCGGAGTGCTTTCCGCCGCCCCCACCATTGCGGAGCCAGCGTCATTGATGACTGGGGAGGAGGTGAACCTGATGCGACGCGCCGCCGCCGCCAACCGTGCGCACTCCATGACGCCGCCTACGAGTGCCGCCGCCCTGTCCACCGATGCCTACAATCAATACATCGGTAACGCCAACGTGATGAATAATTCACGAGGTAAGTATGATGGCATCGAAGACCGCCAAGCCGTCGCCGCCGCCGCCCGTGCCTCCGCCCAACCCGCCAAGTCGCAGATGTCACCCGTCGTTGACCCCGTCGCCGCCGCTGCTGAGGAAGCCGTCGTTGACCCCGCCGCCGCCCCTGTCGCCGCCGCCGCTGCTGAGGAAGCCGCCGCCGCCCCTGTCTCCGCCGAGTCGCCGATGCAACCCGTCGATGATCCGAGTTTAGGTGGTTCTACTTATAAAAGAAAAAAAGGTGGTAAAAAATCAAAAAAATCAAAAAAATCAAAAAAATCAAAAAAATCAAAAAAATACAAAAGAAAAACAAATAAAAAACAGGTTTTAAAAAAAATAAAAGTATCAAAAAAAAGAACAAGAAGAAGAAGAAGATAAATTAATTATATTTATTATAAATTAAATATAATTAATAATTATTTTAATTTTTTTCTAGTATTAGATTTTTTTTTTTTACCTTCTGCAAAAATTAGTTGTTGTTTTACTTTATTTTTACTATTTGAATGTTTTCTTGTTCTGGTTATTGGATTTACTATTTTTGGTGGTGAATATAGAAGATTATTTTTTTTACTTGGTGTATATTGAGTTTTTTGAAGATGTTGTTTAAATCTATTTAAATCAGAAGTATAAAAAATATGTCCGGGGTCTTTTAGTTTTTCATCTTCTTTTTCTCTAATATTAATTGCATCAGTAAAATCTTGCAATACAGATGTTTTTATAGTTTCTGGTAAATAATAGAAAGCTCGTCTAGCTACAGTTTTATTTTTGACATTTTCAGGGCGAAGTGATAAAGCATTTAAAGCTCTGCTTTCTTTAATAGAAGCTTTATGATGTTTACTTTTAGATTCCCAAATTTGTTTTATACTATTCCATGTTTTTCTTCCACCTCGACTCCGACTTCGACTTCGACTTCGACTTCGACTTCGACTTCGACTCCGACTCCGAGTTTTACTTGGACTCCGACTCCAACTCCGACTTCGACTCCGAGTTTGACTTCGAGGCTTAATTAGAGTTTCATTATCATATTTTCTTTGTATTAAACTTTTAAACGCGTATTTCTGATCTCTTGGTAATATTTTTTCATATTTAACAGAACCAACACTAAATGTATTTCCATTTGAACTTTCATTATAAACACCATCATATTTATCTTTTAATAAATAATTTATTGGTTGTTCTATTAATTTTCCTTGATTTTCATCTTTTAAATAATTTTCTCTAAAATTTTTAACAGCATCATCTATAGATATTTCAACCTCTGGTGCTAATTTACTTTTTATTTTTTCAATATCCGCTTTATTAAACATTGTTAAAAATTTATATTGAGGTGATAATTTCTTATACTGTTTATCACTAGGCTTTCTATAATTAATTTGATATTCTGCATAATTCATTAAATACCGTGAAAGAGTTATAAAAGCTTCATTATCATCATTTGTAGTAATAATTACTGGATTATTTAAATTAATAGATTCTTGTTTTTCATGTATTCTATTTGGATTATCAGGTTCAGTTAAACCATATATACCACTACCCATACCATGTGTTTTTGTTAAATTTAATTTCTTATCTTTATCTGCTAATATATATTCACTCGATGATAAAGATGTATTAGGTGGTCTATAATTATATATTATTTTACTTGTCATAATATAAATCAATATAAAAATATTTAAATATGATTAAAAATAAGTGTCGCATTCTAAAAATTTAATAAATATTTAGAATACGATTTAGAGAGAATATATTAATTAATAATAAAATGAATAATAGAATTATAGAAATAAAAAATAAACGAATTCTTTCTTTTTTTGAACAGCGTCCAGATATGGATATTGAAGAAACTATATTAAAATTTATAGATATTATGGAAAATTTACAAGAAAATATGAATAAAACTTTAACAAATAGTACAGTAACAGAAATTTTAGATAGTATTAAGTGTTTAAGAAATGATAATAAAAGTATTCTCTCAAGTGCTATGATAGAAGTTAAAAGAGGATTAAATGAAGATATAAGAATGATTTTGTCAAATAGTGTTAATGAAAAATTAGAGCCAGCATTGAGAGAGAAATTAAAAGAACAACAATCAAGCTTAGTTTCTAATGTATCATTTAAATTAGAACAAGTATTAGAAAGTAAAATTTCAGGATTAAAAGAAACAACAAATATGAATAGAGAGATGATAAATAATCAAATTTCAGGATTAAAAGAAACAACAAATGCAAATAGAGAAATAATTAATTTTCAAAATGATACTTTAAATTCTCTCTTAAAACGATTTGAAAATTCTAGTAAAAAAGGAAAGATATCTGAAAATTTATTAAGTAATGTTTTGGCAGAAGTTTATCCTTTGGCAGAAATAGAAGATGTTGGAAAAACCAAAGAAACAGGTGACATTATGATGTTAAGAAAGAATAAACCAAAAATATTAGTTGAAAATAAGGATTGGACAAGAGCAATTGTAAATGCTGAAGTTCAAAAATTTGTGAGAGATGTTGAAATACAAAAATGTCATGGTCTTTTTCTCTCTCAAAATGTTGGAATATGTTCAAAAGATAAT